CCCCGTAATTGAAGCCATCCGGGGTGAAGCTGTAGGTTACATCCTTCGCCGTCGCGCCATTCAGAATTGCGACGGAAAGCGGGTTGCTGCCGGTAGGAACGTAGGTGATGGTCCAGTTACCATCTGACTGCCAACTGGACGGAATCGGGTCGAGTGCCATTGGGATTCTCCTTGTGATGAACCCCGGCTGACCGGGGCGACTTCTGCCTCACGACGATCGCCGGGACAGGGTTTCGGGCAAACAAAAAGACCAGCCGTGATGACTGGTCTGAGGTTGCGGATCGGTTAGATGCGTTCGGCCTCAAAAGCGAGGACATCGACGCAATAGAAAAGCGGTGGGGTCACGTCGTCATCGCGGGCGAGTGGCTGCGACGTGACGAAACGAATACGTCGACAGTTCCATCCAGCAACAGCCGGAACAACATCCAGCACCCGCGTCAGCACCCGCTCCCGCGCCCACTTCGCCTGCTCCGGCGTCGTCGCGACACTGTGAACGGTGTACTCGTTGCCGAGAAGGGAATGGGGACCTGTGAACCTAGACGGCTCACGATCCTCACGCGCGAACACGGTCACATAGCGAGCGGGAGGTGAATCAACAACTCCCTCATAGACGGCCGCGGCCAGTTGCGCGTCCGCCCTGATAAGCGCCAAGAATGCTTCATCGTGAACCCTCACAGCCCCGCCTTCCGTTCGGCCTGCTGCAAAGCGATTTCGAGGCCCCTCTGAAAGTCACCCTCGTTCTCCTGAAGTGCGCGAGCGCCGAAGCCGGTCGGGCCAGAAGTCGGCGTTCCGTACTCGAGCATTCCGACCAGCCCACCAACACCACCAGCGCCCACAGTCGGCCCGATCTCTGCAGTTACAGAAGAACCAGAAAGGGCTGATTCGCCCTTGATGTCGTAGCTGACAGAAGAAGGGCCACGCGGGATGTGCTTGCTACCTTTCAGCGAGTCACGCCATGTGTCCTTCACATTCCGCGCAGTGACTTCGACCGCTTTGCGGATATTGGGTCCAGCGTTATCGGGAACCTGACCCAGATCGGCCGCGAGCTTGAGAACATCGCTGAAATCAAACTTCAGATTGTCAGCCATGACAGCCCCTAACTGGTCACTTCAACCGGGAAACGACGTGCAGTTGCGAAGGTCGCGAGTGAAACGCCGGCAATTCGGAAGGTCTTGCCCACCGAATCGGGGTCCATGGCCGATTCTGTGAGTTCGGCAACATCGCCAGGAGCAACTCCCGCCGAGCCCTCGAGCGGGAGGGACAGCGACATCTGCTGTTCGATGACGATCTGGGCTTCGTAATTGTTCTCCGACACGGCGGCAGAGTTCGATTTGATCCGACACGGGCCGGTGAACACTGTGACGAACGTTGGTTCGTATTGGCCCGTCTCTTCGTTGAGAACATCACCCGGGACGCGTCGTCGAACAATGCATCGATCGGTCATCAACGATTCGGCTTTACGGCGGGCCTGTGCCGCTTGGGCTGCGGATGGCATCAGAACCTGCTTAGGGGGATGGAGTACATGCCGTTCGAGATCCCCGTGCCGGGAACTGCGAACTGGGCAATCTCATCGGCGGTGATGTAGATGCGTCCGGATGAAAGTTCAGAGTCGACGGTTTGACCGTAGGTGTCGTCATTCCATGTGCGGAGTCCGTCAGGGTTTCGCAGGCGACGGATGACCATCTCTGCGAGGACGGTGGAGACGTCCTGAACGTCGATGTAGCTTGGGTCATCTTCCGGGAGGTCGACCCGCACGGCTACGCCCGCAATTGCTTTGCGGAACCGGGACCATGCAGTGTTCAACCATGCAGGGACGACGGCCGCTTCTGCGGCGGTCAGGGGACGCTCGAAGTTGTCGATTACATCTTGGAGCGATGCTGGATTTTCCACGAGCGTCCCCTTCCCTAGTTACTTGCTGACGATCTCAGTTGCGCCGGTTTCGATGTTCCGCTTGATACGGACAACCTCACCGTTCGGCTTCTCGGCGTCGTATTCCTCAAAGCGGTCCTTCGAGGTCGACTTCGGCTTCGACACCTTCGGAATCGGCAGGACACCGTTCACGGTTCCCTGCTTCAGCGCCTCCGCGGAAGGCGTCGGCGTTACCGTCGAAGCCTGCTCAGTCGGATCGGTAGTGTCCGCGGGAGCATCCCCCGGCTGGACGGTGGACGGCTCAGACACGTTGTCATCGAGCTTCGTTTCGGCCATTTGGTTTCCCCTTTCCTTAGGAGTTCAGAACACCGGTCAGGCGCGCTGCACCCTTGCCGCCGAACACTGCGAGGCCGCAGTAGAACTCGATGCGGGTGCGGTACACGGGCTGCGACTGCAGCAGCCCGAGGTCATCGACCATGACGCCGCCGTTGGTCAGTCCGGTGACACCGCCATCGGTCTCGTCCTCACCGAACTTCACCGCGTAGATCGAGGATGCTGCAGAGGACGAGCCCTGAGTCTCCGTTAGCGGGAGAATAGGGTTGCCGGCGAGGTTCACGCCCGGGTCGAGGATGGGGATCCCGTTCCAGGTGAGAACGCGCTTGCCCGCAGCATCAGTGATGGTCTCCGTGGACTGGTTGGTGTTGCGGAGTGCCGAGCGGTACTTCGCGAGCACAGCCGAGTTGGCGTAGATCGCTCCGTTGTCCGGGCCGATGCCGGGAACCGCTGCGAGCAGCGCGTCCAGGTTGTCGAAGAACGCCGTCCGGGTGGCGGCGTCCGCGTTCACGCCAGAACCGTTCGTGCCGGCCGAGATGACCTGACCACCGGTCAGGCGCTTCTTGAGCCCGTCGAACGACTTCGTGTCAACCGACACATCACCGTTGAAGAACGCATCCTGGTACTTGTACGACGCAGCCTTGACCTTGAGTCGCGTCTGGATGGCGCGCTGGTCGTTGAGGTTGCCGCGCGTCTGAACGATGAACCGGTCAACGTCCGCGTCACCACCGAGGATGACGAGCGACTCGGTGCTCTGGTTCACCGTTCCGGTCGACTCGGTGTACGCCTCGTTGACGGCGCGGAACGCAACACCGGGGAGGGTCGCTTCCGAGTCGTACGCGTAAGCGTTTCCCTCAATCTCAAGGAGCGGGATGCGGTCAAGCACCGGGGATGCCTGGACGAAGGTTTCGAGGACGCCGCGCTGCAGTGAATTCTGCGACAGGAGAGCGGCCTGGGCGAGGGTTACAGCCATGGCTGTGTTCCTTTCAGGTTGTGCTCCGTCGCGGGGTTGCTAGGAGCGATCTACTTCTTGGTTGTGGTGGAGCTGTTCGCGTAGGCGTCCCGCAGTCGCGGTAGTCCTGGTTGAACGTCCGGCGATGTGCCGGAGCCTGATGCACCCGCGCCGGCCTGCCGGTAATCGGGGGTGTTGTCTGTGGGCTTGAGCAGGTAGGGCTTGTCGGCCGCTAGCTTCTCGAGCAGTTTCTTCACCGCGTCGGCATCTACTTCGTCGTCGGTTACGTCGACGTCTGCGAGGGATGCTGCGGGGATGAGGGCGAGTGCGTCTGATGCGGATGCGAACCCCAGTGCTGCTGCCTGTTCGCGTGCGGATGAGGCGCGCAGCTTGGCGTGGAACTTTTCGGTTACTGCGGTTTCCGCTTCACGGGCTGCTGCTTTGCGGATGGCTTCTTCGTCCACCGGCTTGCCAGCGTTTTTCTCATCCACGAGGGCTTTGATCTCGTCCGGGGTGAGGCCGAGCGCCTTGTACGACTTCGCTTCGTCGATTGCGGCTTTCTTCTCGGCTTTCATGCGGTCTAGGGCTTGCTGCCCCTTGTCGCCCAGACCCTCTTTGCCGTCACCTTCTCCATCGCCTTCGCCGCCTCCGGCACCTTCACCTTCGCCGTCTGTCATGAACCGGATGCCCATGACGTCGAACTTGGTGGCAGCGCGAGGGCCGTAAACGCGGGGGGTGATGCGGGCGATGCTTTCCAACATGGGTATCTCCTTGCGAGATGTGATGGCACCTTGCGTGCCGGTGAACCTCCGAACCGTTGCAGAGCGGAGGGGTGCTACAGAATGCCCAACAGTCGGGCGAGAACCCGCACCTGGTCAGGGGTGCTGGCGAGTTTTAGTTTTGCTAGCTCCCGGTCGTACTGGCGTTGCACCAGTTGACGAATCTCGGGAGTGAGCGGATTGCGGAGAGAGTTCGCAGCAAATGGGTTCGAACCACGTTTCACCGCTTGGAGAGAGAGGAAAGCGCTGTGCAGCCGACGTTCCGCTGCAGTCTGTGTTGCCGGCTCGAGCGGGTCACGGACGCCAGAGGCGACCGCACGCCGATACGCAGCCGTAGCTCCCTTACGAGTTCCACCACGACCGAGCGCGCCCGCAGCGAAGTCACCGAACTCAGAGGGGACATTGCCCTTCAGGTTCCCACCGGCAACCTGCTCGCCTGTGATGAACCCGTTCTTTGACATCAGATCGATCGCTTTGCTGCGTGATCCGCCAGAAGCTGCGTAAATGTCGTCGATGGTCATCTTCGACGGGGTATCCCACCGCCGCGCCTGCCAACCACTGCGAGCGCCAGAGGACTTCAGCGCATCATCGGAAAGGCCGCGGGAGCGAATGTTCACGACACGGTAGATGTCTCCACCGTCACGGATCGCTTGAGCGTCCCGCTTATTGAACAGGCGATCCTGTTCCTTCTCCGACAAGCTGTTGAAGTAGGCGTACGGATCAACGGTCAAATCTTCGGCCACCGACTCGTTCGAGGGAATGTGCCGGCAATCGCAATGCGGGTGGGACTGAAACCCCTGATTCCAGCGAAACCATTTGCCCGCTAGCGTGATGCAGAACTTGCACGATGGCGGGTTCAACATGCGAACCCAACCAGTCACCCGTGGTCGCACCGTAATACCACTCGCGACGGCCTGACGGTCAGCGTCACGCACTGAATCCATCACAACGCCCTGCAACCAGTCGCCACCAAAACGAAGCGCCTCAGCGGTCGATTTTCCGCCTAGCATCTGTGCCTTCGACTGGTACACGGCCCCGCCAAGCAGCGACTCGAGCGGACGCCCATCACGGGTGCCACCAGCGAACCGTTGCGCATTCACCGCAGCCTCAGCAGGCGCATCAATACCCTGCTCAGCAAGAACGGCAGGGACATAGCCCAACCCGTTCACCGCCGCAGCAGTCTGCCCAGCAACAACCGTGGCAAACATGTCTTCAGCGATGCCACCCCACGACAGGTCGAAGTTCTCACCCATCTGACGCCACAACTGCTGAGCGGCAGTAGCCGTCTGAACAGTTATGACCTGCTGCTGCTGATAGTGGTCAATCGCTGACTGCGGTAGCGCCATCAGTGATCTCCGTCTGGTCAACGACCGGAGTAGCGGTCACATCAACGAACGAACGACCAGCGACCGCGATCTTGTTCGCAAACGACTCGTCCTCCATCTCATCCATCCACCGATCGACCTTCGTTTTGGTCGCACCAGGGATGAACTCGAACGCGGAACGGTGGGGGAAGTCGACCGAGATCAGTTTCGTAATCGCATCCACGATCTGAGCGAACGACCGCGCCTCAGCATCAGCCCACTGGGTTTCCGACGTCGAAGCGAACTTCTGCGTGTTGCCCATGGCATACCAAGCCATCTTCGACAGGTCTTCGTTGCCCTCGCCAGCAGCAAGCTGCAGCTCGGCAACGAGAGAAGCCAACGTTGACTCCGCACCAGCGAGAGCATCACCGGACAGGTTCGCCATCTGGGAAAGCAAATACTGGGGCGGGATCTGAGCTGTGGAGAAGAATGTCGTCAGGAACTTGTCGTAGACGTTGATGTAGTTCGCCAGGTTCGACTCTGGAAGGTCGAACACCTTCGTCTCACCACCGGGGAAGGCCAGTAGGCGATCGACCCCAACACGGCCGGGTGAGTTCAGAATTGGGATCGCGTTGCCGTTCGCATCAACGGCGGGCGTCCCATCGGGGTTCTTCTTGTACAAGAAGTTGCCCTGCTCGTCCGTTGCCCGCGGGTCAAACCCGGTAACGATGCGCTGCCGGTACGCAGAGAACTGCATCGCCAGCAGTGTGTTGAAACGAATCGTGTTGATCGCGTCCTGCTGCGGCATCAGCGGGTCCAACGCCGACCACGGGACCCCCTTCGAATCGGGGTTGTAGTCGTACAACGCGAACGGAACCTGCCGCATCGGGTGCGTGCCCTCGAGCACCACTTCCCACGACCCAGTACCCGACAGGCCGCCCTTTTCGAAACGGGTCATCGAGTTAGAGTCGTAAACGATCCCAACCGTTTTCTTGGTCGTAACCGTGGACGGCAGGATGAGAGTTGAAAGCTGATTCGCTTCCTCAATCTCGTACACCTTCACCGCATACAACGCCGTGAAAGGGTCGTCCGGGTCCATCTCCACATGCACGAGCTCGTACGACTCGGGGCGCACAATCGGTTCAGTCTTGTCGACCTTGTTCGGCCAACACGACACAATCCCACGACCATGCATCATCATCGACAGATACGGCAACGACTGGCGGGTGTCCATCTTGTTCGCCTGCCACATGCCATTCCAAATGGCCGTGTCAGCCTCTTCGCCCAGATTCGTTTTGATCGAATCTGCACGAAGGCGCTGCACGGGGGCGCCCATGGCGATATCGAGGAAGTTCGCAGGCGCTTGCTGACGCAAATCCTCGTACTCCTCATTGATTCCGGCAGGAGCAAACGGAAGATCCTGGACGCCGTGCACATATTCTTCGCGCCGGCGAACCGTCTTCTGCTTCTGCTTGATCGCACGATTTCCGCGCAACAGCCTGTCTAGGGCGACTTTCTTGTCCATGCCGCCCCTCCGGGTTTAGGTGAATCCGTACATGACGGTCGATATTTTCGGAACTTTTCGTTTGCCAAGATCACCAGCAGCGATCGCATCGTTTACGGCCTCATGCGCGAGCACGTCGGACATCACGACGTCGATCTTCTGGTTGTCGGCAGGCTTGCCAAGGATGTAGGTCTGCCCATTGCGTGCACGCATCACGGCGTTGCGGTAATGAATCTCCGCATCCGGGTCGCCATCAAACGACAGGCCCGAAGTCGGGTTGATGATGTCCGTTTTCAACCGCTCGAGAGCGGCATGCATCGGCTTGATCCGGTACGTCGGCCACTCGACCACACACCGGTCGCCATACTTCCCCTGCAGGTAATTCACTTCCGTTGCCCACAACGGCGGGTCCATATACGCCCGCACCACGTCGTAGTTCTGGAAGATGAACTCGAAAGCGGCCATCACCTCGAGGCGAGGAATCTTGCCACCGGTCAAAGCCGGGTTCCAGATCGTTCGCCGCCCCAAATGGTCAAGCGGAGTGAACTTATGGAAGTCGAACGTTGACAACCGGATAGCTGACCAGTCATCGACATCAGAACCGTCGAAACCCAACCCGACAGGGACAGACTTCGGACGGTCCTGAACCTCAACCCGGTCCTTGTACTGACCGGGCTGCAGCCACACACCGGTACCGGCAGAAGGGATGTTGCCGAAGAACCGTGCCGCCTGAGACGGGTCACGCTTCACAAGAGCAGCAGCCTCAATCTCGATGCGGTCGAGATTCACCCACCCAGACAGCCGATCGCCGCGACGATCCAGTTTCAGAGTCGAATCGCCATACACAATCCGGTGGATACGCTGCCGGTCGGCCTTGTTCGTGTACGAGAGCCCTTCAGGGGCACGCACGTGATCAACAAGCACATTCGGCTCATGCGCCTCAGCGAGTTGCTGAGCCACCGAATTCTCGGCCAGGTCCCACCCATTCGTGATGAGCATCGCCCGCCCGCCAGTACCAGCCAAGCCGCGGTACTGCGTATCCGCCATCCGCTCAAGCTGACTACCACCAGGCCACGTACCAGGCTCATCCTGCGGAACAAAAGTCACACGAGCACCAAGCCGCGACAACGCCTTCGACGTCACCGGCTCAATCCACCCAGAACCCGGAAGATTGATACGCGTCTCACCCGTATCCGGGATCAAATCATTGAGCGGAC